CGGATCCGATCACTTCGTTGACCGCCTCGCGCACCACGACGTCGATCCGGCCCTGCCGGCGCTCGGCCTTGACCTCGGCGCCCGCGTAGTTGTGGATATCGACCGGCACGCTGAGGCCGCCCTGTGTGTGATCCACCACCGTCTCGCGCGGGTGCCGAGGTCAAGGCCGAGCGCCGGCAGGGCCGGATCGACGTCGTGGTGCGCGAGGCGGTCAACGAGGTGATCGGGTCGGGCGGCGCGGACCGCGCGATGAAGGGCCGCTTTGGCGTGCGCCCGAGAGCGCAGGGGGGCTGATGTCTCAGAGCTACCCTCTTGACCTGCCGTTCTTCTCGGCCCGCGACGGGTGGTCTCAGGCCGCGCCGGACGCGATGCTGCGCACCGAGATGAGCGCTGGGCCGGCGAAACAGCGCCGCCGCTTCACCGCCGCGCCGCGCCGGATGCCGGGACGGATTGCCTACCTGACGGCCGACGACCTCGCTGTGTTCGAGGACTTTTACGCGACCGACCTGCAAATGGGCGCGCTGTCGTTCACCGCCACGCATCCGGTGACGCAGGTGGAGGAAGTGTTCCGATTCACCGGCGGCTATACAGTCGAGCCGCGCGGGGTCGGCTACACCGTCACCGCCGAGTTGGAGATCCTGCCGTGAGGGCGCTATCGCCGGTGTTTCTGGCCGCGATCCACGGACAGGAGAGCGGCGAGGTGCTGCTGCCGCTCGTCAAGCTGAGCCAAACGGACTGGGCCGAGAGCCTGCGCTTCGTGCCGGACTGGCAGGAGCTGACGCACGACGGCGAAATCTACAGCCCGCTGGCCTTCGAGGTCGCGTTGCCCGACGACGAGGCCGAGGGGCTGCCGGTCCTGCGCTGGCAGGCGGACGCGGTGAGCCAAGAGCTGATTTCGGCGCTCCGCAGCGTGACCGACCCGATCGACGCGCGGGTGGTCTGGGTGCTCGCGAGCCAGCCCGACACCGTGGAGGCTGGGCCGTTCGACCTGCAAATTCGCGCTGTCGAATACGACGCGACGACGATCGGCGGCACAATGGGCGTGGAGCCCATTCTAGACGAGCCTTTCGGCTACCTGTCCATGACTCCGCAGACCTGTCCGGGGCTGTTCTGATCGTGTGGTCGGACGCATGGGTCGGCCTACCCTATGCTGAGCTCGGGCGGGGGCCGGACACTTACGACTGCCTCGGCCTCTTTCTCGCGCTCCAGTGCGCGCGCCAGGGGCGCGACCTGCCCGACCCGGCCTGTCGCCCGGCGGACGCGCTGCGACGCGGCGTGGTGAACCGCGAGCGCCCGCGCTGGCGCCGGGTAGGTGTGGCGCAGGAGGGCGACGCGCTGCTGTTCCGCGAGCGCGGCCGGGTGCTGCACGTCGCCTATGCGCTGAGCGACCGCGAGATGCTGCACACGGAGGCGAGCCTCGGCGCGTCGGCGATTGAGAGCTTTCGCACGACGCGCTGGCTGTGCCGGCTGGAGGGTATCTACCGCTATGCAGCCTGACCCGATCCAGACGGTCGCGCAGCGCCACCCGCTCGAGACGGCGGCCTCGTATCGCGAGGCGCCGGCGGGGCAGACCGTGGCCGAGATCGTGGCCGCGCACGATCTGCCGCCGCACTACGGCGTGCCGGTGGTGGTGCTGATCCGGGGCCGCGAGATCTGGCCGGTGCCCGCGGACCTCTGGCACCGTGTGCGCCCGCGCGAGGGCACGCGGGTCGAGATCGGCTACCCAGTGCAGGGCGGCGCGGCGGCGCTTGCCGTTTCGGCCCTGGTCGGGCAGGCGGCCACGTTCGTGGCCGGCACCGTGTTCGGACTGACCGCTGGCACGCTCGCCTACTCGCTGACCGTGGCGGCCGTGACGATCGTCGGTGGCCTCGCGATCCAGGCGCTGATCCCGCCGCCGCCGCAGCCCGAGACGCCCGATCGCGGCGAGCGGCGTTTCGTCATTACCGGCACGTCGAACCGTGCCAACCGCTATGGCGTCTATCCCAAGGTGCTCGGCCGCCACCGCATGTTCCCGCCGCTGACGGCGTCGGGGTTCAGCGAGACGGTCGGCGTGGACGAGGCATATTTCTACGGGCGCATGACCTTCGGCTGGGGGCCAGTGGCGCTCGAGGATCTGCGGATCGGCACCACGCCGATCACCGAGTACGAGGGAATTGAGCTCGAGTTCCTGAACGTGGACGAGACCGAGACGCTGGCGCTCTCGCCCGAGCTAGGCCCGATCACGCGGGCGTGGCGGTCAGGGTCGGAGACGCTCGAGCTCTACCCCGACGATATCGCGGAAGACAGCTACAACGTCGGCATCAACGACCAGGGCGAGCAGGTCGTACGGGTCACGCGCGATCGCACCGAAAGCGTGGCGGTCGATATCACGTTTCCCACAGGGCTGTTCAACATTGGCGACAACGACGGCGAGATGGACCCGCGTAGCGCCGAGTTTGAGCTGGCGTATAGGGAGCTAGGCGCGTCCAGCTGGACCGTTGTCCGCAACGTCTCCTACCGCGCCAAGCGCATGTCTCTGCTGCGCTACACGGAGGAAATCGTGTTTCCTGCGCCCGGCGAATACGAAGTGCGCATCACGCGCCTCGATGAAGATCCGCCGCGCGAGCGGGACGTGCAGACGGCATTCCTCTCCGCCATCCGCTCGCGGCGCAGCGGCAAGCTGCCAAGCCACGAGAACATCGCCGAGGTGGCCTTCCGCCTCAAGGCCTCCGAGGAGCTCAACGGCCGGGTGCAGACGCTCAATGCGATCGTGCACCAGATGGCGCCGGTCTGGGACGGCAGCGCCTGGACCTCAGCGCAGCGCGTGCGCCACCCGGCGTGGATTTATCTCGACGCGATCCGCGGCCCGCACCTGCGCCGACCGGTCGAGGACGCAAAAATCGACCTCGAGGCGTTCCGCGCTTGGGCTGACGAGGAGCCGCACTGGACGTGCGATTACGTGGTGGACACGGAGCAGCGCCTCGCCGAGGTGCTCGACGTGATCGCCGCGACTGGCCGCGCCCGGCGCGCGCTGACCGACCTCAAATACAGCGTGATCCGCGACGGCGGGCAAGGGCCGATCCGGCAGGTGTTCACGCCGCGCAACAGCTGGGGCTTCCGCGGGCAGGTCAGCTTCCCGCGGGAAATCCACGGGTTTCGCGTGCAGGTGACGTCTGAGCGCCTCGACTGGGAGCGCGACGAAATCCTCGTGTTCCGCGACGGCTACGACGAGACCACCGCCACCGCCTACGAGACGCTGGAGCTGCCCGGTGTGGTCATTACGGACGACGCAGCCGATGAGGGCAACGCTTGGCGGCTCGGGCGGTATCAGCTCGCGCAGGCGACGCTCCGGCCTGAGACGTGGGAGTGGTACGCCGACTGGGAAGCGCTCCGGGTCACACGCGGCGACAAAGTTCAGCTCGTGCACGACGTGCCGCTCATGGGCGTGGGCGCGGGCCGGATCACGGGCCTGACGACGGACGGCGCCACGCTGCTGTCGCTGACGCTTGACGAGACGATCGATGTGGAGCCGGGCAGCTACCGCCTGACAGTGAGGGGCGCCGACGGCACACGCCTAGTGTTCACGTCCGACGTGACGCAGGCGGGCTCGGTGCGCCAGTGGGTGCGTGCGACAGGCGACGTGGACGCCACGGCAGTCGCGCGCGGAGATCTGGTGGCCGTGGAGCAGTTGGGTCAGGAGACCGTCGAGGCGCTGGTCACCGGAATCTACCCGGAGACCGACGCCAGCGCGCGGATCACCGCTGTGCCCGCCGCGCCTGAGGTGCTCGACGCCGACACCGGCCCGATCCCGCCCTATCAGCCGACGGTGACGGAGCCGGTGGGCAACGCCAATTTCGGCCCGCCGCTGCCGGACGTTCTGGCGCTCGTCAGCGACCAGACGACGGCGCTGCGCGAGCGCGGCGGCGGGCTTCAGGCGCGCGCCGGCGTGCGGGTGGCGCCGGTGGTCGGGCGCGGTGATCCGGGGCGGTATCTCCAGACGCGCTGGCGGCTCGCCGGCGCGGCGGACTGGAGCTACGGGGAGTTTTTGCCGGCGACCTCGGCGATCGCCTACACCGGCCCGCTCGACACCGGCGAGACCTACGACGTGCA